TCTGCTACTGAGCAAGCTCTCGACATTGTATTCATGCGTCGCGAGATGTTCAAGATGGAAGTTGAACTTCGAGAGATGCTGATCTATGGCTTCAACGAGTCTGGCTTGTACGAAGAGATGTGCCAAGAACGAACAAGAATTATTGAGGCAGAGAAACAAGCAATCGAAGACGCTCAACTGAAAGCTAGGGCTGAGCTAGATAGAAAAAGAAGACAGAAGGCTAAACGCAAAGAACAAATAGAAACCGCTGTAGCAATAGTCGTAGCAGTTTTTTTATCGCTCGGAACTTTCTATGGTGTGTGGTGGATGTTTCAACAAGGGGGTCAATGGTAATGAAGAAGCTATTTGGTGATGATTGGATGCGTACACAATGGCGTCCTATGATGGCAATTGTTTACATGATTATCAACCTATGCGACTTCCTTTTGTTCCCAATTGTTTGGACATTGCTACAGATTCATGGAGATGGTGAAGTAAAACAACAGTGGGTTCCTTTGACATTGTCCAACGGTGGATTGTTCCACATGGCATTCGGCGCGATTCTTGGTGTGGCCGCTTGGACTAGGGGTCAGGAGAAAGTTGAAGAGGTTCGTAATGCTAAAGCTGATTGAGGGGTACGCATGGGTGATCAAGCTAGTTCTTCTGGGTGCGCTGTTTGCAGGGGGTTGGTGGTTGGGGGATTCTCTGAAACAGGGCGAGTGGGATGCGGCTCGTGTGGTTCAACAGGAAGAAGCGGCTCGGAAACTCAAGGCAGCAAACGATCGTGCAGATGCGGCGGAGATAGCACTGGCAAAAAAATTAAATCATGTCTCTGCACAATACCAAAAGAAGCTGAAGGAGAAGGATCTTGAAAAAGATAATGCTATTGCTAGCGCTAAGTCTAACGGGCTGTGGGTCACTGCAACCTGTGACGGTGGTGGACAACAAGTGTCCGACTCTTCCTCCACCTCCAGCGGACATAATGGTGAAGCGAGAGCCAGACTTTCTGAAGAGATTGCAAACGCTCTTATCGCCATCGCAAGCGACGCAGACAAAGTCACAGAGCAATTAACCTCATGCCAGAAGGCATTAAAAAACCAAGAGAAAATAATAAATGATCAACAGCCGAAAAATTGAAGACTTGCTTCCAGTAGTTCAGGACAAAGTCAAAACATTTGTTGACCTATGCCATCAAAACGATATTGATTTGTTGGTGACATCAACTTATCGTGACAATGAAAGTCAAGATGCTCTGTATGCTCAAGGCCGTACTTTGCCGGGCAAAAAGGTGACTAACGCTAAGGCGGGTCAATCTTGGCATAACTACAGATGCGCAGTTGATGTTGTTCCTCTTCGTAACGGTAAACCTGTATGGGATGGCAACGATCCTGTATGGAAGAAGGTTGGCGAGCTTGGTGAAAAGGCTGGCCTAGAGTGGGCTGGTCGGTGGGTCAAGTTTAAAGAGCTTGCTCATTTCCAGTACACGGGTGGTAAGACATTGGCACAATTACAACTTGGAGAGAAGATAGCATGAGCACCGATGAGCGCGTAGAACTACATAGAGAAATAGCTATACATGGCTCAAGACTTGATTCTTTGGAAAAAGAGTTATGTGCGATGAAGAGCCAGCAAGCTTTTTATTTCAAAGTAATCCTTGGTACAGTGCTTGCTATGGGGCTTCCTCAATTCCCAGCAGTTGCCGCAGTCCTGAAGATCATTGGTTAATAATGAATGCAGCCTATAGGTTTCAATTTGATGGAGAAGTTGATACTTCTAGGTTTCAACTGAAACACATAGCAACGGCTACCAGACCTCAGAAATATGCGAGGATGGGGTATCACGACGGGTCAGAATCAATGGACGTTGCGATATATGGTGTAATCGGTAGGTACACTGATGAGCTATTAAAACTACTACCGGATGGCGTTACTAAAGACTTAGAGAAACCAAGGTTATCATTTCTTGAAGTTGTTGTTCCAGAAGATGCAGTAAGCCCAGTGGTGGCGTGCCACGTTGACTACGGAAGACATGCAGCAATAAACGTGAATCTTATGTCGCATGGTGAGGAGGTTGTATTCCCAACTGTTGGCGATTCGGCAAAGATGCACAAAAACGACGCTTGGCTTTTCAAAACGGATGAGCCCCATTTTGTAAGGCTAGAGCCCGGGAAGGTCTACCAGTACTTGAGCTTTAGTTTCAATTACGCTAGGTATGACCAAATAAGAAGCGCACTGGAGCTTGCAAAAAAATGATTACTCAGATAGTGCTAGCTATTATGTTATGGCAGCCAGAAACAAACTCTTTTAAGTTGATGGATCAAGTTAAGTACACAACAGTTGATGAGTGTATTGACAAGGCAGCAGAGATTAACAGAGATCAGCAATCAAAGTACAACGGGTTTTGTTTCTTCAAGTTTGACAAACGAGGAAAGATTTAATGCGAAAAACAAAGAATCAGACATCCGACGACAAGGATCTGATACGCCAGTTAGCTGAGGCGGATTTATATACGTTCATCAAGCTGGTGGCACCTCATGAAGTATGGGGTTCTGTGCATGAGGAGCTTTTCTCATGGTGGACTCGCGAAGATGCAAAGGACAACCAATTGGTTCTTTTGCCGCGTGACCATAAGAAATCTAAATGCATAGCATACCGATGCGCTTGGGAGATAGTGCGCAATCCTGCAATTACGATACTGTATGTTTCTGCTACAGCATTGCTTGCAGAGAAGCAGCTCAAGTCTATCAAGGACATCCTTACAAGTGAGATTGTTTCCTATTACTGGCCTGACCTAGTGAATCCACAGGAAGGAAAGAGGGAGCGCTGGACGGTTGATGAGATATCTGTTGACCATCCAATTCGTAAGGCAGAAGGCGTTCGTGATGCGACAGTAAAAGCTGCTGGACTTACTGCAAACGTAACAGGTCTGCATTGCCAGATAGCTGTGCTTGATGACGTTGTTGTGCCAGATAACGCATACACAACTCTTGGGCGCGATCAGGTTAGATCTTTTTACAGCCAGCTTTCATCGATCGAAACTACTGGCGCAAGGGAGTGGTGTGTTGGTACTCGCTATCATCCGGGAGATCTGTACAAGGATTTGACAGACATGACCGAGATGTATGAGACCGAAGAAGGCGAAGAAATAGAGGATCAGGTTTACGAAGTGTTCCAGCGTGTAGTGGAGACTGATGGTGAGTTCCTATGGCCTAAGCAGCGCAGGGCAGATGGCAAAACCTTCGGGTTTGATGCTAGAGAACTCGCTCGTAAAAAAGCCAAGTATCTCGATACATCGCAATTCTACGCGCAGTACTACAACAATCCAAACGCAGTTGAGAACCAGATTATCGACCGAAGTAGGTTCCAGTACTACGACAAAGAAAAACTCAATTCGGTCAATGGAGATTGGTATATTGGAGATGAGCCGATTAGCGTGTTCGCTGCTATGGATTTTGCCTACACTATTGGTACTAAATCTGACTTCACTGTTATTGCAGTGATTGGTGTTGACGAACAAAACAATTATTACATACTTGATATCGATAGATTCAAGACAAACAAGATCAGCACAATGTATGAGCGAGTTGAGGTTTGCTACCGCAAGTGGCGCTTCCGCAGAATTCGTTGTGAGGTAGTTGCAGCACAAGGGTTGATTGTTCAGCAGTTTAAGGATTACATGAGGACTCAGAGAATGATGTTCTCTATTGATGAATACCATCCTCCTCGCGGCATGAAAAAGGAAGAGCGTATATCAGCAATCCTTGAGCCTCGTTATCAGAATGGTCAGATATATCATTACAAGGGCGGCAACTGCTCTATCCTTGAAGAAGAATTGATCATGACAAATTCTGAGCATGATGACGTTAAAGATGCTGTTGCTAGCTGCGTCGAGATTTGCAAGGCACCTGTCTCGCAAAGAAGGTTTGGCAAAAAGAGTTCTGGAAATGTAATCCAGTTTCATGGGCGCTTTGGTGGTGTTTGCGCCGCTTAATAGGGGTTAATAAAAATGAATGAAAATATTCAAATCGATATGTCCAAAGACATGCTGGCTTCTAAGATTGCTGACATGTGGACAAAATGGGATCAAGCGCGAACTGTGTGGAAGAATGAGCAGCAAGAGCTTCGCCAATACCTGTTTGCCACAGATACCCGCAAAACATCCAATGCCAAGCTACCTTGGAAGAACAGCACTGTTACTCCAAAGCTAACTCAGCTACGGGACAACTTGCATGCAAACTACATGGCTGCAATGTTTCCAAGTGAAGATTGGTTTTATTGGGAGTCAACCGACAAGACTGATAAGATTCGTGCCAAGAAAGAGGCGGTCATCCATTACATGCGCCAGAAGCTCAAGGCAAGCAATTTCCAGCTTTTAGTTTCTCAGCTAGTTTACGACTACATCGATCACGGTAACGTATTTGTTACTTACGATTATGTGCGCGACGTTGTGCTGGACGATAAGAATAATCCTACGGTTCGTTATGTTGGGCCAAAGGCGTACCGTATTCACCCAGCAGATCTTGTTTTCAATCCATTATCAGAAAGCTTTGGACGTACTCCTGTTGTGCGTCGCATGCTGAAGTCTCTTGGTGATTTGGCTTTTGATGTGGAAACCAAGCCCGGCCTGAACTACGATAAAGGAGTTCTTGCCAAGGTTTTGAAGCTGCGTTCACAGAACTATCGAGACGACAAAGAAACTCGTCAGAATTTGAATCTGCAAGTTGATGGCTTCGGTAGCTTGGAAGAGTACCTAGACAGCGATATGGTTGAGATGCTTGAGTTGTGGGGCGACATCTACGATCCACACACTGGCACCCTGCTTCGCAATCAGTTGATCACTGTGGTTGATCGTATGTGGATTATCCGCAACCAGAATATCCCTCACTGGACAGGTGATAAGCCAATTCATCATTGTGGCTGGAGGCTCCGTCCTGACAATCTGTGGGCACAAGGGCCGCTAGATCAGTTGGTTGGCATGCAGTATCGCATCGACCATCTTGAGAACCTGAAGGCTGACGTGTTCGACCTGATTGCTCATCCAGTGATGGTTGTCTATGGCACCACTGTTGAGGAGTTTGAATACGGCCCCGGTGAGACCATCTTTGTTGGCGACGAGGGTAAGGTTGACTTCCTACGTCCTGATGCCACAGCTCTGAATGCAGACATGCAGATCGAAACTCTGATGGCTCGCATGGAAGAACTGGCTGGTGCTCCAAAGCAAGCTATGGGTATCCGTACTCCCGGCGAGAAGACAAAATACGAAGTTCAGTCGCTCGAAAATGCTGCTGGTCGTATCTTCCAGAGTAAGGTCAACTGGTTTGAGAAGAACATCCTTGAGCCTCTGTTGAACGGCATGCTGGCTGAAGCTATCCGCAATTTTGATGGCGTTGAGCGTATCCGCGTTGTCGATGAGGAGTTTGGCTCTGAGACCTACGCTGAAATCACTAAAGATGACCTGATGGCTGCTGGCAAGCTCTATCCTATGGGCGCTCGTCACTTTGCCGAACAAGCTAAGTTCTTGCAAGAATTGCAACAAACTGTTCAGGCTGTTCAGGCGATTCCGACAGTTTCTGCCCATATTTCTGGCAAAGCTGTTGCCAAGGCGCTTGAAGAGAACCTCGGCTGGAAGAACTACGGCATTGTCCGTACAAACGTGTCTATTGCCGAGCAAGCCGAGATACAGCGCTTAGTGCAGCAGGAGCAGGAGAACTTGCAGGTAGAGGCTCAGGTTCAGGGAATGGATGGCCCAGCACGACCAATGTTGGGTAACGGTCTGGATGAGCTGTCTGACGAGCAGATCCAGCAACTGATGATGCAACAAGGAGGCGCACAATGAACGCGTTAATGGCGAAGTTCAAACCCAAGGATTCCAAGGGTGATGAGTTCGAAAAGGCTTGGGAAAATTCAAGCTACACGCTAGAGCCGTTCTACAACGCTCTTCTTCTTATCAAAAATGAATTATCTGGTATAAAAGGCGATGATTTTGACTGCCCAAACCATTATGCAAAGCTGGCTTTTCGTATGGGGCAGATAAAGATTATTGACCAGATTATCGACATGTTGCCAAAATCTGTGACGATGCCGGGCAACAAGTTGTAAGAATGTGAACTTTTATGCAGTTTTTGACTCTAAGTAAGTAGATACAGAAGTTTTACGTTCCACTACTCATTGGTGTAACAGCAGCATTGCAGTCTCCAAAACTGTTGGCGGGGGTGCAAATCCCTCATGAGTAGCCAGTTTCAATGCGGGTCAACAAGCGCAAGGGGCGCGCAGCAGCCTTCCAAGCTGACGACCGCGGAGTTCGACTCTCCTGATCCGCTCCAGTTAGTATTTTGTTTGTCTTTTTAATAACATAAGGGCTCAGACCATGAGTAACGATATTTTCAATGGCGACGACCAATCGACCGGAGATAAGCAGCAAACATCAGCGACCACTGATGAAGATCTGGTAAAAGCCTTAGTTGGCGAAACCCAGAAATACAAGACAGTCGAGGACTTGGCAAAAGCATACACCAATGCCGACACGTTTATCGAAACTCTGAAAGATGAGAATCGTAAACTGCGGGAACAGGTGGCTCAAGCGAAGACCATTGATGATGTCTTGGAACGCATGACGACTCAGCACAAGCACTCGGATGACGACAACTCCGACCAACATGGCAACGATGGAAACATTAGTGCCACTGACGTGCAGAAGCTAATCGCAACGGCGTTACAGGGAAAAGAAGCGGCAGACCGTAGGAACGGAAACCTCGCAGCAGCAGACAAACTAATGAAAGAAAAGTTTGGCTCTAAGGCTGCCGAAGTCTTCTCAAGTCGGGCTAATACCCCAGAGAAGAAAAAGGTTCTAATGGAATTGGCTGCAACTGACCCAGCAGAGTTCTTTGCATTGTTTAATGGCGCTCCTTCTGGTTCTGCCAATAATGTTGATGCAGGTAGCTCTGTTAACACAACTACGATGCCTTCCAATTCGAATCGTGAGAAGACAGAGTGGACTCGTGAATACTGCAACAAAATTCGCAGAGAGAACCCGTCCTTATTCTGGTCTCAAGATTTCCAGTGGAAGATGGCTCAAGCTGTCACAAAAAACCCAAAGCTCTATCACGGAGCTTAATTCTAGGAGAAGAAAATGGCTGGTATGGATTATTCCGCAAGTGCCAATCTTATCCGTGCTGAAGTCTGGTCGCAAACGCTGCAAGACGAACTGCTCGATAAGTTGCATGGTACAAAATTTGTTCGTTTCGTTACGGACTTCCCTGATGGCGATTCGTTCACCATCCCAACTGTTGGCGCAATTCCCGTTCGTTCGGCTGTTGAAGCTAACGCTGTTGTGTACGACCCTATTAGCACTGGTGAAGTTACCCTTGCTATCAACAAGTACAGTGAAGCTGCTACATATCTGACCGATAAGGCCAAACAAGATATGTACTACTCTGCTCAGTTGATCGGCATGTTCCCTGGCAAAATGCGTCGTGCTATCGATGAAGACTTGGAGTCGAGCGTTTTTGCTGTTGCTAACTCGCAAACAGAAGACGACCTCAACACTATCAACGGAGCTGATCACCGTTTTGTTGCTTCTGGCAACACGAACACCACTCTGTCTTTGGACGACTTTGCTAAGGCCAAGTACGCTTTAGATAAAGCTGGCGCTCACGGTATGCGCGTTGCAATCATCGATCCCTCGCAAGAGTATGTTCTAAATAGCTTGGTAGGCGCTCAGGGCTTCATCAACAACCCTCAGTTCGCAGGTATCGTAAACAGCGGCTTCGTTGATCCTGTAACTGGTCTGCGCTTCATCAAGAATATAATGGGATTCGATGTATACGTCTCCAATTATTTAGCAACTCCCGGCGACAGCGAAATTGATGAGATCTCTGTGCCTGCAAGTCCAAAAGCCAATATCTTCATGGCTGTTGGAGATGATATGAATCCATTTGTAGCTGCATGGCGTCAAATGCCTCGTGTTGAGTACTTCCGTAACACGAACTATCGTCGTGACGAATTTGTGATGAACGCCAGATGGGGATTAACACTATATCGTCCCGAGACTTTGGTTACTGTAATCTCGAAGTCCACTATCTAATAATAACATAGTAGTCTCCCGTAATGGGATTTAAAAGGCGGGGGGTGTTTAGTGCATCTCCCGCTTTTTTACAGTAAAATTTAGCAATGGCTGACAAGAGTCTTCGAAGCTCTTCTTATGCTCGTTTCATAAGATAGGCCACCCCTTACAATGTCAGATAGCACTCTATGCGGAATTGAGAGCTGTTCGTGAATTAAAGTTTAATTCTGCGCAAGGAGAAAGTTTTGGCAAATATTGATCATGAGTTGATTTCAGATCCCTACTTGCATGAGCCGAAGGGAATTACATCAGCGTCTGCAAAACAGATATACGTTGCTGATGGTGCCTCGTCTGGTGAGTGGCGCAAGCTATTCATGTCGGATATTGACTTCAGCGTCAATGCAGAAAACATTTTTGGGTGGAATGTTGTAGAGGACACACAGTACACATCGGGATCTCCACTAGCAATTAGTGCGAATACAAAAACAAAACTACTGAACAACGGTTTGGGCGCAAGTACTGATCAGACGCGTCTCGGTAATTTGTGGGATACAACTCTGTCTGAGCTTTCGATTGATGACGAGCATGCAGTTTACTCAGTCTCAATTAGCGCGAAGGTAACAGCATCTTCTCCAGCGTCGAGCCCTTATGCAGTGCGTTTCTCTATGGAGTCTGCAAATGGCTCTGTGTCAAACCCATTCTGGGAGCGTACCGCTTTCGTATTGGGCGGAGGTTTTGTTAATGCTATTAGCATGACGAACGACCTGATCGTAAGAACAGATCTTAACGACTATGCAAACACAATCTATATTACTCCATCAACTGGCATCAATTTGTATGGCGTAAAGTTATCTATACGTCGGATGTATCGCGAGCAGAATTAAGGAAAAAAAATGGCTAAGATGACTCTTCTAGCAATGACTCAGAGCATTTTGTCTGCTATGGATTCAGATCCTGTTGACTCGATTGATGAGACTGTTGAAAGCATTCAAGTTGCCGAGCTTGTTAAGGAAGCTTATTACGACTTGATCAATCTTCGTGATTGGCCTTGGACTCGTCAGCTTGCAAGCCTTGAAGGTCTTGGCGACGTTGGCACACCTACCAAGATGAGAATGCCTGAGTTAATGGGCAAAGTGTTCTGGGTTAAATACAATAAAAAAGAAGTGAAGTACATGCCTCCCCATGAGTTCGACGACATGATTGATGCCCGTCCAGAGGTGGCTAATGCTGTTGATGCAAATGGATTCAGAATAGACAGAGATCCAACATATTGGACTAGCTACGATGATGAGTATGTTGTCTTTGATGCAATTAACTTATCTGAAGAAGCTACTCTGCAAACAAGTAAGAGCAAAGTGTACGCAACGCTGAGCCCATCTTGGTCTTCATCTGATGGTTTTATTCCTGACATTCCAGAGAAGTTTTTTCCAACTTTGCTGGCAGAGGCTAAGAGCCAAGCATTTGTAAACATCAAGCAGCAATCAAACAACAGAGAAGAGTTCAAAGCAAAGCGCGGCAGAACCACAATGCAGAATGAATCTTGGCGTAATAACAACGGCGAGCATAAGTTCAATACTAAAGTCAATTACGGCAGAAAATAACTGGAGAAAATATGTCTGACCAAGACACTGTAGAAGAGACAATCTTCGAGGCAAAGCCAACGATTACTGAGTCAAGAGAGCGCCTAGTAGCAAAAAAGATTGCAAAGATTGAGAAGACAAAGCAACGAGCCAAAGAAAAATTAGAAGAGCATATAGCTGAGCATGGAGAGGTTAATTACATAACAATCCATGCAGATCATCAGGGCTTATTGTATTGCAAGTTTCTTCGCGGTCAGTTGCCAGTTGAGCTTCGTGGGAAGTTCACAAGCAAGCAAAGAATCATTGACATTTGCAACAGGCGCAAATATATAGTCAAAGAGTAAGGAATACGAGATGGCTGCACAAGGCTCCGTAAAATCTATGTTCTCGTTCCTTGGTGGATTAAACACCGAGGGCGGTATCTTTATCACTCCAGAAAATTCTTGGGTTGAGGGGCAGAATGTAGTTCCAGATCAGAATGGAGTTATTGGTCGAAGGAACGGCCTAGACTTTCCATCAGTGGTTTCGTATATCGATACAGTCGAATACGGCCCACAAACTACAACTCCTTCGTATATGTCAACGACAGCATATTCCACTGATCTTTGGACGACTGTCAATGGCAATGGTGGTCTTAACTTTCTGTGCTACCAGATTGGCGAGTACATTTATTTTACGAACAGCTCATCTGAGAACCCAAATACTCAGTCTGCTCATGTAAAGAATAGAATCAACCTGCTTGACTATGCAACTGGTGGTGCAACTGTTGCTGGTGTTCGTGCTGCTGTTGCTAGCTTCGCCCCAATATTTGGTAGGCTTATTATTACTACTGAATTCACAAACCCAATTCTTGTTACATACGATAGCGTAACGAACGAAGTTTCTGCTGAGGTTATTACTATCAAGGTTCGAGACTTTGATGGCTTCACATCTCCTGTTGCTGTTGATGTTGAGAAGACTCAAGCTGAATGGGCTGCGCTTGGATTTTATGAGCAAGCTCTTTATAACCTGTACAACCAAGGCTGGACTGATACGCAGATCAATGCTTACAAAACTGCTAACTCTAACAAGCTTCCAGCTAACAGTAAGCAATGGATCTATGGCAAGGATTCAACCGATACATTCTCTGCTGCATTTTTAGCTAAGCAGGATTTTGGATCGAGTCAAGCTCCTCGTGGCCGTTTCATTTTAGAAGCATTCAACAAGACAAGAACTGCCAATGCCGTAACATTTACTGATTCAACTAATGCCCGTCCTGCCGCATGCTGCTTCTTCGCTGGCCGTGTTTGGTATGCTGGCGTTAACAATCAGGCTGATGGCGGGAAAATATTCTACTCGCAGGTTTGTGACACCATTGACAAAGCTGGTAACTGCTATCAGACCAATGACCCAACGTCAGAAGTGCTTAGCGATCTTGAAGCTGACGACGGTGGAGTGCTGCCAATCCCTGAGGCAAACAACATCAGAAAGCTTGTGCCACTTGGTAATGGCGTGATGGTTATTGCTTCTAATGGCGTATGGTTTATCAGCGGTGCAGATGCTACTTTCTCTGCGCAAAACATTGCTGCTGACAAGATAACGAACATTGGTTGCATATCTGCAAACTCAGTTGTTGAAGTTGAGTCTGCTTGTTTCTACTGGTCAACTGCTGGTATTTACGTTATTGAATATGACGCTAGCTCTGGCAAGTATGGTGCCACCAATGCAAGCGACAAAGCAATTCGTACATTTTATGACGATATTCCGACACTGAATAAGCGTGCCTCAACTGGTGCGTACAATAGTCGTACAAAGCAAATATTCTGGCTGTTCAGCGATGAGATAAAAGAATCCGCTGCTGATAATCTGGCGTCTAAGAATGCGATACTTGTGCTTGATTTGAAGCTAAAGAACTACTATTGGTTCAAGCTTGACAACACAAAGAATGGTATTCCTATTGAGGTAATCTCTACCACTGAAGCAAGTAGTGCCTTCGAGGAGGCTGATGCAGTTCTGGCTGGTGGAGACACAGTGTTTGCTGGCGGGGATAAGGTCGTTACCACAATCCCACTAAGTAAGGCACAGAGAAAGATATTCAAGATCCTCTGCACATACAATTTGTCTGGCACATTGGTGCATAGCTTTGCAGACTTTGAGAATACCAGAACAGCAGCCACAAAGTTCTATGATTTCTATACCAGAAATGGCACAAACTTTGAAGACGCGATTGAGGTTGAGTCTTACATAGTTACTGGTCATCAGATGGGTGATAACGGCCCAGCTCGTAAGAAGACTGCTCAGTACATTACTGTGTTCCTGAAGAAGACAGAGACAGGAATAGATGACGATGAAGAGCCAATCAATGGATCTAGTTGCATCCTTGAATCTCGTTGGGACTTCACTAACTCGAATGTTGCAAACAAATGGTCTTCGCCACAGCAGGTATACCGCAATCCTCGTGGATACTTAACAGATCCAGAAGATAATTATGACGAAGGCTATTCTGTAGTTGTATCAAAGAACAAGATTCGTGGGCGTGGTAAAGCTGTGCAGCTCAAGTTCGGATCTCAAACTGGTAAAGATATGCAGTTGCTTGGTTGGTCTTCTAACTTTGTTGGAAACCAAAACGTCTAATGAGTTATTACGGCATGGAAAGAGAGTGGGCTCTGGTTATGGCCTACGATAGTTGTAAGGATTCGATAGATTGTAATCTTGATGAAGAGCAGTTTGCACTTGCGTTTGATGGCTGGGAGATAGTTCCAGTTATGGATGGTGAAGAGATCATAGGTTGTGTGATGATCTTGGGCAGAGAGTTGCATGTTGGCATATACAAAACCCCATCGTCAAGTCCGTTAAGGTTTATAAAGAAAACTCTTAATCGGGTAATAGAAGAGCATAGTGTTGCTGTTACTACAATAAGATCCAGTAACAAAAGAGGTTTGTTGTTTTGTAAAAGGTTGGGTTTCATCGTAACTGGTGGCCCCGATGAAGAAGGTAACATAGCATTGGCTTGCTACAGGAGTAATTTCAAATGAAGATTCCAAATAAATTTAATGGCGCTGGCATTGATGGCATAACGCATTACTGCGATCCTCTATCTGCTGCTGTATCTGTTTTCAGTACGGTCATGCAAATGGATGCGCAATCTGAAGCTCGTGCGGCTTCTAAGCGTGAGTTCGAAGCTAGCCAACGTCGTGCAGATATTCAGAATGTGCGAGCAGTTCGTCAGCGTATTCGCGAGACACGACTAGCTCAAGCTGGCATGAGTAACGTCGCAGCACAAACAGGTGCAATTGGCGGCTCTGGTCTTGCTGGTGGTGTGTCAAGTGCTGGCTCACAGATGGCTGGCAATCTTAGCTACATGTCACAAATCGCAGAACAAAACACAGCAATGGGCAAGGCTCAGGTAGATGCGGCTTCAGCAATGGGTGATGCAGCAATCTGGGGCGCAGTAGGCGGTATTGCTAAGCAATGGCAGGGATTGAAGTTCCCAGTTAGTGGAGCTGGTAGTCAATCACCAAGCATTTTCACTATCTAATAGTCGATCCGAATAAAGTGTGTGTTAATAAAATAGCAAGGATTTCTGATGGCTTACAATGATCTGAGCGATAACCTAAAGTCGGCTCTTGCTAACTCGGGTATCTCCGCTGAGGAATATAATAGTCAAACAGCCCCACAGGATGGCGTGGCGGGCCCACAGGACGAAAACAAAGGCTCCGGCATATCCCAAGACGTACCCGGCATGGAAAGCGTTCCTACGCCCGATATTATGGCATCTGGAGACGGTTCTTATGGCGAAGCTACCGTTGACGATATGAAGCGTCTATCCGTAATGGGTATGGGAGACATGCTGCCTAAAGCTGCTGAGGTGCCTGATCTCTACGCTGAGGATCCGTCGTCTATCGATTGGGATATCTACGCCACTGAAGGCCCAAGCGCAGAAGAATCATCCAAGTCCTTATTGAATAAGCCTACCTCCAAGAAATTGAAGGCTGTGTCTAAGGCTTTGAATGTTGAGCCCGGAGCAACCAATCAGGAAACCATTGACAAGAACTATGACAAAGTTGATCCAGAGATCGCTAGGGACAATGTAGACATTGTTGCAGATCAGGTTCAGCGTGGCGAGTCACCAGATAAGATCGTTGCTACAACAACAGGAATCAAGCAGGAAAAGAAGCCTGAGACTAACTTGGCAAAGCAGGATAAAACAAACCTGTTCATATACGACACAATCATATCTTCAAACCCACGCTTCAATCCTCAGAAGACAAAGTCCCAAAAAGAAATAACTAGGGATGAGGCTGCGGCAAAAAAGGCAAAGGCCGCAGAAGATGCCGCTGGAAATGAAAGCATAGTTCAGCTATATAGTACGATTGCGGAAGATATAGAAAAAACCCCCATAGTTAGCACTGCGAAGCTTGGCCGTGGTTTGCTCATGTTAATCCCCCTAGCTGAAACTGCAGAATCAGTTATCGCCGCTAAAAAAATCAAGGAAGAAGTTCCGGGAATGTCTTGGTTCCAAAGCAAGTACGAAGACATAGCTCAGTTTCGTGATCATTTGAAGACTCTCTCGCCACGCGAACAAGCTATCGTCCTGAACAGACTATACAGTAGCCTTAGTAATATAACTGGCAGTAAACACGTCGCAGCATCAGTTATCAAAGAAGTTCTTGACCCAATGTCACAGGCAGAGCTTGAGCGCGAACAGGTGTTATATGGGATTTTTACTGGAATCGACATTACAACGCTTGGCATTGTTCGCAAGTTGGGGCGTGGAGCGATAGGTCTTGCAAACTCTGCAAAAGATACAGAGGGACTTGGCAAGTTCTTCCGTACACAGAAAAATCTAGTGAAGACGGGCGGAAGAAATATTGTTAGCGAAGACTCGGCAAAAGTTGTTGCTGGCGGAGAGAGCGATCTTGGCACTACCGCTAATGAGGCTATTGGTCACGCAAGAAGCACTGACCCTAATCGTCTGTACACTGAAGGTTACTCGTCATCTAAGAATGATATTCAATCAATACTGACTGAGCGCTCTAGGCGTATGGCAGCAGATGCCAACGAAGGAGCTCGTGTAGGCACTTACACACCAGCCGAGCATGCCGAGTTCAAAAAATCTATTGCAGATTCATATTCACAGCATAATCAGCATATCTATAGCAACAGCCCGTCGCATAAAGGGCGAGATATTAAGAAGGGTGCTGGCGCTGACGAAGATCTCTACACTGTTACACTGCATCTTGGAACAAATTCTGGTACATCGTTCCGCTCAGTAGAAGATGCTGTTGCCTTTGCAAAGGTCAATAACTACACAAATTACGAGGTTGTGCCACTTGTTTCGAACTTAGATCATGCAGCGCGCGCCACTAGAATTACTGAGCTTGAAGCTTTGAAACTTGAGGTCGATGCTAACCTGTCGCAGCAACTACTAAAATCGTCTACTGCTATAAATGAACGTGCTGAAAAGAACTTCAAGGCCGCAAGTGAAGCATTACCGAAAAGCGCGCTTCCAGATTACTTGAAGTCCTATGGAACTGATTATTATGATGGTGGTATTATATATAAGGTTGCGTTCGAGGATGACTACGACAAGCTTGCCTACTTAGTAGAAGCAGCTAATCGCAAAACCGCCATTAAGCAGCCCACAACTGTAACCGCTAGAGCAGAGAAAGCCGCAGAATACGCAGCCAAGAAGTACAACGCAAGTAAAGAAGAGCTTGTATCTCATGGCGAAAGAGTTAGAGTTCACATTGCTCAACGTCTAGGCGATACAGACACAATAGAAAATGGCGTCATTCAAGTCAGATCACGCATGACTGAGGGAAATTCTGTTCCGTATTCGATTCTTATTGGCTCTCACGACCGCAGTGTAAAAGCTGCTTTCGAACACCCATCAATGAAGATAACTTCAGATGGCAATGTTGCTGTAAGTAAGAGCATGCCAGAAAGCGTTACTAATTTTGTAACAGATATGAACAAGGCGCTTGGCATTAACCGTAAGGTTCTTGTTCTGGACATGGAAGACTCAGCTTTGGCTGGTGGGCGCATTAGTCCGTACATCGACGCTTTGAAGATATCTGGTGAGCGCGGCCTGTTCTTTATATCCGACGACAACATTCCAACGATACTGATTAACAGAGCAAAGTTCAGCAAGACTGATATAGGAAACCTACGTCTTCACGAAGAACTTGCGCATCAGTATTCAAACCTATATCGCTATACGTTCCAAAACGAACATGGCGAGACGTTAGTTCGTCTATTCAATGAGCACTTAGCATCACGTAACCTGCCGGGGATGAGCGACCTTGAGTTTGCAGACTTGGTTCGCATGCGTTCAAATGGCGCTGCCTATCAAATCCTAGAAGATTCTCATCGTTACGCTAACTTAGATGAGTACCTTAAAGATCATCCTTGGATGAAGAGCTGGACTACTCAGTATAACAAATGGTTTAGCGACAGCTTTACTCGTTGGGCGTTTACCGATGCTCCGAAAAAAGGAATTCTGTCGGAGTTGTTCGGTGAGCTTGGCAACACAATCAAGCTAATTATCGAGCGCGTTAAGTCCATGTTCCCGGGCTACGAGCGTTTCTTTGGCACGACTGACAATGGACTATCGAAGTTCATGAATGATCACGTTGACCGCATTAAAGCAGAGTCAACCAAAAGCGCTGATGAAATTCTCGAAGGGTCAGATGCTTTCCTCAAGTCTGAGCAGAGTCTATTTAACAGAACTACACAACTTGAGAATCAAAGTAGAGCTATCAATGAAGAGCTTGCCGCATTAAAAGCTGCTGGAGACGAGCTTGCAGATGGCTACTTGATTCGCATGGAGCATGAGCATGAGCTGACTCTGAATAATCGTTTGGCATACAACGAGAAAGACATTAACAGCATTATTGGAATCAAGAACTTTATAAATGTTACGCCTAGATCATTCTTGCCAGTTGAAGCATATGGCGACAAATTACTTGCCACAAAATTGACTCGCAGTTGGAAGGATCAATTATCAGGGCCTATGCGTCAAGCTGTTAAAGGCCTCAGCAATACTGAATTGTCTGCCATAGAAGACGTTCTAATTAAAGGTAGTAACGAAGGTGTGCGTTATGATGGCGCTGAACTATACGGTTTGGGACTAAACGAAAAACAGATCGAAGCTTACAATGTTTTCAGAGACACTCGTGATGCGCTGTGGCTTTTAAAAGATCAGCACGTTGCGGCATACATGCGCTCTGAGGGATACAAGACTGTCGAGTGGACAAAAGAAGGTGTTGTTGTTCATAAGGCTTATGCAAAAGACGTTCTTGACTCAACGCTCCCAGCAGATAGATTTGACGCTATTAAAGCTGAGCTTCGCGGCAAAAAAGCATTTGACGTTAGAACTAACAAACAGGTAGAGCTTACCAATGAAAAGTTCGCAGAGTTAAATAGCGGAGCTGTAACAATTAAAAAAACTAATGAGCCAATTGAAGTAAACGCAATTGTTGATGCCGCAGGAAAAACAGAGACTATAGAGGTAACTCTGCTTATTGACGACATAACCAACGTCAAGTCTCATAG